CTAGAGTTTGCGCCTTAGCTCTTTTCTGGCCTGCTCTGCACAGTCGTCGATATAGGCTGCGAGGTCTTTCACATGAACGCAGCGGGGGGCCTTTTGACCTTCACCTAGCCGTGTCAAAGGCAAGGGGATTTCGCCGCTTTCCACTTTGCGTAGGAATACCTCCCGGCTCATGCCGCTGAAGTAATCGGTGCGCAGTGCATCAACCGTGACAAGCGGGTTGCCTTCGTATTTGGCGGTTAGGAGCCATAGTGTGTTCATTGCTGCCTCCCGGCATTCTCTCGAGTTGCACTTGACGTCAGCATTCCCTGCTGGGCCTTAAAGTCCCTGACCCATTGATAGACGCGAGATTTGGCGATGCTGGGTCCGGGCATTGCCTTCATGACGGGTATGATCTTGGTCGCCGATACGCCTGCCAAGGCGAGTTCTGCGGCCTTCTCCACCCGTTCCGGTGTCATTGTCTGGGGCCTGCCGTGACGCGCGCCGCGCTCACGGGCCGCTTTGACGCCTGCGATGGTGCGCTCTCTGATCAGGTCACGCTCCATCTGTGCCAAGGCAGCCATGATGTGAAACATGCCTTTGCCCATCGGGCTGGCGAGGTCGAAGCGCTCTGTCAGGCTGACCAATAGGACGTCGTTTGCCTCAAACACCTGCATTGCGCCGATGATGCCCAGCAGGGTACGGCCCAACCTATCGAGCTTCCAGACCACGAACTCGCCACCAGTCTCCGCCGCGGTTGAGATGGCCGCTTGTAGCCCTGGGCGGTTTTGCTTCGCGCCGCTCATTTTGTCGGTAAAGATCATGGCGTCTGTGACACCGTATTGTTTGAGGGCTGAGATCTGCATGTCGAGATTCTGCTCTATTGTCGAAACGCGGGCATAACCCACTTTCGCGGTTTCAGGCTTGGTCACGTTGGTCCAATGGTTGGGTGCGTTTAGTCGCAGGGTACGAATTCGATAACGAGTTCGTTTGGATCTTCAGGAACATCATCGAACATTATCTGCACGCCATCACAGCAAGGGGAGACGTCGATCCCCTTGATATCGCTGTCGGTGGTGTAGATCGGCAGATCGCCGTATTTATCTTGGACGGCTTTCAGGCAAGCGATCAGTCCAGAAATCTTGATGGTCATGGATGATTCTCCTGGGCGGGTGCGTTTCGGGGTTGGTGCGGTTGGGGGTTGCGGGTTTTCTTTTCGCCATTCCTCGACGGCGACCATCGCTGCGGACACATCAACAATGTTGTCCTGATCAAATCCTGCGATGCCCGACCAGTCGTGGATCTCAAGCGCGATGTCCTCCGCAGGTCGGGAATATTCGTGCGGGTATTCGTTTTCATGTGTGGCGGCGTCGAGCGCGCTCTTCACTTGGCTTTCGATACTCATGTCGGCCTCCGGTGCGTTTCGGGGTTGGGGTTAGGTGGATTTATCTGCCTTAGGGCGACAGTCGGTGACTTCGTCAACGGCGATGTTCCGGAACCGTCCGTCCTCAAATTCTGCGGTCGGCCTGACCCACACCGCGCCATCCCAGAGGCTCCGGTAAATTGTCGCCGGGGTTAGATCAGCCTCGATCATCCCGCGCCCGATCACGGTGTAGAGGCCGCCGCTTTTAACGTGTTGCCAGATTTCGCTTTGGTCATGTGCGCTCATAATGCCTCCGGGGTGTTTGTGAACTTATATTTACATATATAACAACATGTGTAAATATACAGATTGTAACTGAGGCGTTTTTGTATGGATAAAAAGTCGTGCGGAAACTAAAAGCGGGGTAGATGAATGATCGCAGCAAATGTTGAGGCCGCCACAGTGGGCAGACCACCTAAGAGAGCGCAGGATAAGTTTGGCAGCCCCAAACAGGTTACGCTTACGCCGGGCCAGTGGGCCCGCGTGAACGATCATCTGGCTGCGCAAGAGCTGCATTGGATGGAGTTTGTCCGCGCTGCCATCAGCGAAAAGCTTGATCGCGATCAAGCCGCCCAGTCAGACACCGACAAACCGTAATAGGAGTAATGCCTTGATATTCATATGGCTGGGTAAAGTGATGAGCTACCTCATGCTGGCTGGCAGCATGTTCAAGATTTCATTCGGCTTCTATTTCGCCATCACTGCCCAAGATCATGTCGCGGCTGCACAAAAGTATTTGGGCGCCAGCACTACCGGAGAGGCCATCAATCAGGCATTTGTTGGATTAGGGTTCTTTGGGGCTGGCAAGCGGTCGCCAGCCTACGACTTTGTAGCCTGCTGCCGAGGTCCAGCAGTCGTGGCTCATGTTCCAACCGGCTACTTCCCACTGCATGTTGTCAGCGCGGATGTAGCCGATGGAAACGAACTCTTCGCCTGCGCCGTAATCACCGATAGAAACGGCTTCTGGATCATTGTGCAGTTGCTCACAAAGCACCTGCACCATTTCGTCGGTTGCCGGTGTTTCGTCTGGGCCTAGCTCCCACATTGTGCGGCTCCTACAGATTGGGGTTAGGTGGATTGGGCGTCGATGTGACGTTGAGCGGCGCGCTGTGCTGCTTCTCGGGTCTGGAACGTGCGGGGCTTTCCATCCTTGCGCATCAGCGTTTCGCGGCCAATGCAGGCGGTGTAGCGCGTTGCTGGTACGGTGATGCGCCCGACGCGGGCCCCGACCATTGTTGTTCCTACGTTGACACGTCCTGCCATATCTCTCTCCATCAAAGGGGTAACGGGTGCGTCACCGGGTTGTTCTAGGTTGGTTGGATTCGTAGAGCAGGCCGTCTTTGGCCACCTGCGTTCCGGCAGGTGATGTCCATCCGCTCGGAAAAGTCGTTTCGCCGAATGTCGCGCCTTCAGCCATTTTCAGGAGCGCCACGTCGTTGCGGTCCTCTGGTTCCCAGTACCGCTGGCCCTGTGGTGTATGTTTCTCGATCATGGTGTTCCTCCGGTGCGTTTCGGGGTTGGGGTTAGGTGGATTAATCGGGGAAGGCGCTAGAGCCGTTCTCGCCAGCGTTGATTAGGGCCTGATCAAGCGCGCGATGAACAAGGGTGGTCCCGTCCTCCTCTTCGGAGTTCAATTCGGCGACCATATCGATAGCCAATTGATCCCAATCGACCTCGCTCTCATCTTCAATTCCGAGATCGTCCAAGCCTTGATAGGCAGCGCCGGATAGCTGGTCTTTGGGGATGCGGATGACAATCGCATTGTCTTCAATGTGGGCGAGTTCACTCATGTGCTCATTCCTGTCAGTACGTTTCGGGGTTGGGGTTAGGTGGAGAGGTTGTCAGAAATTCTCTGGCAGAAATTTTGCAGCGCAGCCTTACCTTCACCATCGAGTTCCTGAAGCGCATCGCAGAAGTCATCAAACGTGGTTGTCCCGGGTCTGATCCTCTCCGCAACTCCGGCCAAGACGTACGGCGCTTGCTCGATGTTACCTCCTACCTCTTCGACCATAGTGTCGCGGGATACATCGACCTGAATGTAATAGTCGCTCATCGGGTTTCCTTTCTGGTAGTAAGCTTCGCCATATCGGCCTCCGGTGCGGTTCGCGGGGGCGGGATGAGGCGCGGCGGTAGGTCCGTGAGTGGGAGGCCGCGCCTCTGTCGCAGCGCCTACGCTGCGGGTGCTCTTTCCGACTTACGAGGTTTCAGGCGCGCCGTAGAAGAGCGGTAGTTGGGTGTCCTGTTCGGCCTGTTCGACGGCTTCTTTGAAGGCTGCCTCAAAGGATTTCTCAGGGTTGTAGAGCGAGAGGATAAAGCAGATTTTTCCGCCCTTCTTGCGATACCGGAAGCGAACGGCCATGCGGTATGCTGCGCCGCCACGGAACACGGGGATTGCGATGATGATCAGATTGGGGATGTTGAGCGGTTTGCCTGCGGCATCCTTGTGCTCGCTTACAAAGCTGATCTCGGCCTCGCCGGTGTCGCGGTTTGTGGACACGCTCAGATCGCTGGTTTCAAACACCTGAAACTGCTTGGACATCTGTAGGAGGCTGTGGAGCTGGCCAAACTTGCCTTCAATCTGGTTTGCGGTGCGAATAAGCCGATTTTCCCAGCCTTGGTTATCGTTGAGTTCTTCGCCCTTCAGGATGGCAGGTGTCGGGTCCATGACATCCTTCGCGTTGATCTCGATGAACTCGCCCATGTCGTCTTTTTCAAGTGGCTCGCCAGATACGCCCATCCACGCCTTCCACTCGTCTGACAGCGGAAAGCTGTAGGTGGCCTTGTGATGGCAGTGGCGGGCGGTAGGGTCACCGGTGACGGTTGTCTGATCGGCTGGGCCTGAGGCGTGATAGTCGGCGATGCAGGTCAGCTTGGGTGCGGCCATATCGGGTTCAGCAAACAGGGCTGAGGTCTCACCTTTGAAGCGGTTGGCCCAGCTGATGATGCTGCTCAGATCTTCCAGGCGGGCGGTGCCCTTGCGGCGTGCCGGTTTCAAGTATTCGGCGGCGCTGCGGATTTGCGGTGTCAGGTCTTTGATGTCGCGATGCTTTGGCACCGTCACCAGATCGGCTCGGGTCAGATCCAGTGTCTCATGCAGATCAATGTCTTTATGGTGGCCGAATTCTTCCATCACCTGACGCATGGTCTCGGCTGGGTTCGTCATTACGTCGGGATCGTCATATGCCATTTGGGCTGTCCTCTTTTCTGCGGTTTTTGATGTGCGGGGTGGCTTAGTCCGGATCGCGGATTTCGCCGGTTTCGGGGTCGTAATCGGTGACGTCGCGAACTGGTTCGTGCATCTGCTTCATCATGGGGCTGTAAAGTGTGAGCTCGCCCTGATCGTTGAGGAAGGCCGCTGCATTTGATGCGGGCTTCTTGGGGCCTTTGAAGGCTGCGGTTGCGCCCATGTTCACGTCGCCGGATTTGCCCACCGCGTAGCTGACTGTGATGGTCATGCTGCCCTGACACCCTTTGGTGCCGTGCTCTTCCTTGTGTTCCAACATATCGAGCTGCAGCTGACGGTGATCCTTCATGAGCTGGATCAGGAAGTCGCCACCATCAAACAGGGAGAGCACCTGTTCCAATGACCGCATTTTGTAGGGGTCGTGGGGTTCAGCCTTCATCAGGGCGGGGGGCGTGGTTAGTGTCATCACACGTTGGTCCTTTCTTAGCGCGGGGTCGCGATTTTGCCTGTCCAGGCGTCGAATTCGGTGCGCAGGGCGGCAAAGCGATCGGCAGCGGCCTTGTTGCTGTTGAGCAAGCCGCGACTGTTCACGCCGCAGATCAGGCGGACGTATTCAGCGGCGGCGCTGGACATCAGCGAATTGCCGGGAAAGCCGCTGCGCTGTGCGGCGAATTCCTGAAATCGCGGGTCGTTGCACAGGATCCCGGCCTGTTGGGCGGGTGGCATTTCGGCAAAGGACTGGCGGGTCATGCGATCGCGCCCTCGGCTATAGGTGGTTTGAATTTGGGCATGGTGGGTCCGTTCTTTGGTGCGCAGGTGGCGGATGGATGGAGGATTGCGCCACCTGCGCTGATCCGCGCCGCAGCATGGGCGCGAAACTGGTGGCTAATCAGCGTGTCAATCCTCCGACACACGCTGATCTTGGCAATTGGGACGGGGCGGTGCCCGTGGGCGTACTGCGCCCGCTTTCTTGATGTTGCCTTTGCAGGGAGACGGTACAGCTGCCGGGGGTGTGTCAGGCTGCATTGCGGCGCGGCACCGGCAGGTTCTTTTCCGCGATGAGCGCGCGCACCTTGGCGCCAACGCGTTCAAGGGTCTGGTCGGTCGGTTCCGGCGCAGGTTCGGGCCGGTCGATCAGGTGAGCCGCGCGCAGGCGGGCGGGATCAAATCCCTGACCGCGTGCCGCTTTCATGGCGGCCCAAGCCTGGGTGAAGAGAGTGGTATCGTCCAGGTGGTGTTCGGGTGCGCCGACGATCTGGCGGGCAGTGCTGGTGATGTTTTGCATTCAATCCTCCATCGGTTGATAGGGGAAGAACTACATAGTACAAATGGCCTATGTCAATATAAAAATAGTCCAAAAATACTACTTTGTGGTACGAAAGGGCTCCTTGCGTGTTAGGCTTGGCAAATAAAAACCCCGCGCGGGGCGGGGTTTCAGCAAGAGGAGTTATGCGTCGATGTGCGAATTATTTTGGTTTGTGCAGGTGGTCCTTCCCTACTTTCTTTGCGGGGCAAGTATGGCGATCTCAATCATCACCTTCTTCCGGTAGCGGCTTCCGCAAGCAAGGTGGACCTGTACTGAGGGGCTGTCATCCTCGTATTGTAGCGGTATGGCGAACTTTTTCTCGATCACAGAGCTTGGCGGAAGTTGCTGATTTATTGAAATTTCCGGAACTTCTAGGCCGTCGGTGCTTGTTGCTGGATTGTCTTCTACGCTCTCAAAGAGCGGGCCCTGAGGGCATGTGATTGATTTTACCAGAAAGGGGTGAACCGTGTGATTTTCAAGGGAGAGAGTGTGTGTGCTCCCAAGTTCGCCGATACCTACAATCTCGGTCCAGCCTCTGGGCGCTTTCGGCGGCGGGCTGGTTCGCCGGTATGCCAAATACGAAATCGAAAAGGAAAGTGCGGAGATAGCAATGGGTGACCAAGTCAGAATGTGGGGTGAGATCAGGCTAAGATCCATGCAAGTTTTCAACCTATAAATCTAAGTTTAACGGTCTGTTGTGGGTGGGATTGAAGGAACTAATTATGACAGATCAGCAGCTTATTCATCACCTTCGCCGTCTTCTTTCCGAGACAGATCCGCAGCGTCAGCAAGACCTCGTCCGTAGCCTAGCAGCTGCTGGCGCAGGTGTTCGGGCAGCTTCATTACTAGGTGAGTTATCTCTTTCTCTTCTTCGGTCCGCGCATCGCTGAGGAATTCTTCAAGCGTTGTTCCGAGGGCGGCGCATATTTTGCGGGCGGTATCAATGCGAGGGCTTCGCTTGTCTGCATTTTTGAACATCCCGCGAATGGCGCTGTTGTTTAGGTCCGCCTTGACGGCAAGCCCGGCCTCGGTGAGGTCAGGATCTTGGTCGATAACTTGGCGAAGTTTCCGCAGAAATGGCTCTTTGATGTCGTTTGGGGTCATGGATGTCATCAGAAAAGGTTTTTTGCCCTAATTCCATCGGACAATTGAGCTTGACCGAAGTAGTACTAATGAACTACCACCTGTGGAATGGAGCAGTTTCTTTCACAGGTCCGCAACTATGCGGAGGCTATTGGAGTAAAGCCCTCGACCGTCATTCAGAAGGCGGGCGGGGGCGGCGGTGCAACCTGGGGGAGGTGGGAAAGCGGTGAAAGCAGTCCGACGCTGCACACCGTCGACAAGATCCGAAAGCATATGGCGGATAACCCGCCGCCTGCCGGTGGTGCGGTCTCGGCGGAGGTCGCCGCATGAGTCGCCCCAGCCTGACCCTGATTGTGAATAATGATGTGTCATTCGCTGAGAGTGGCGCGACCGCTGATCAAAAGTCTTGGTCAAATCAGTTTGACCCCTACGCGTTGAAGGCGCGCGCGCCTGATTTATGGTCAGCCTATTTCCGCGCCCGGTTCCGCAGCCCGCGCGAGGTCGCGCTGTTTTGCGATGTCAGCTTTCAGACCGCCCTGAACTGGTGGGGCGCGGTAACCGCCCCCACCAGCCACATCGCGCTGCTGGTCATGTTGACCGATCCGGGGGCAGCTGCGTTTTTCGGTGATGAACTGGCGAGGGCGGCGTGATGAGTGCCGCCCATCCAAGGAACGCAATTTTACCAGCCGCACTCTTTGCGCAGCGGCGCGATGGCCTCTTTGATACCGGTGATATCGAAGCGGGCAACAACCTTGCTTTGGCCGTATGGGGTGAAGCGAAAGATTGCCCGATCGCTTCCTTCCATCGCTTTGATGAAGGGAATGGCCTTGCTGCCGGACCACAGCCCCAGAGCGGAGTTGTTGGTGCTTGCGTCAAACTCTCGAACACTGGCCGGTTTTTCCCCGAAGCGATACTCAACTTGGCCGTAGCCACGCACTCCCGAGGCCAAATGGCAGTCGGTCGAGATATAAACTGCAGTGGTTTTTTCAGAACACCGAAGGTAGAGAGTGGCCTTTTTCGGCGTTCCGTAGTTCCTACATGTCAGCGCGTTTTCAGACTGCAGCGTGGCGAAAACGTCCGTTGTATCTTTAAATTCGGATTTCTCGATTTGCACGTTCCAGTCTCCCCCGACCGGGGTTGTCCCGGCTTGGGTGGGGGTCAAACCAGCTTCTTTGTCGTAACAAGCCAAGCGGTCCAGATCATTCTTTATCGTGGGGCAGCTCTCGGCGGAAACCGCCCCGGGGAATGTGATTGTGGTGAGCGTCGAGATTGTTGCGGTGGCGGTGGCCAGACGGCGGATTGTCATAAATGGATATCCTAATCGAAAAGATGCGCAACTCTAGCTTGCGCAAACATCCCGCGTCCACCCTTGGGTCGGCTGGTTTATTCATCAAAAACGCAGCGGGCACAGAGGGCCGCCACCCTCGCTTCGTCGCCAATTGGGGGCAGGCGCGCCTGCATGATGTGGCCCCCGTATCCTCCCTGTTGGAACCTGGGCGCGTTGGTGCAGCTTGTGCCGCGCGCCCCTTTTTCCAAGGAGGGTGCCATGCTTGACCTTCAATCCTGCGCATTGGCGTTTCCTGACCGGCCCGATTGGGTCTGGTTGCGGTGGTATTGGGGTGTGACAGATTTGCTCCGCGACGGGGTGACGCTTGATGACGTTGCTGCGCGTGAACGGGGGCGGATTGCCTGCCTCGCCACGCCTTATTCGGATTTTCCCGGTGGTCCGGTGCTGGCCGCTGATTATGCGGCGGAATGGGCGGGGTTGTTGTGTGGGGCGGGCTTGCTGCCCTTGTCGCCTGCACTATCGGCGTTTGAGGCTGGCGCGGCCAGCGCTGAGGTTGGTTCGGTTTCTCGCGTTGCTGAGTTTGTCGTGGTGCCGCCGATCGAGGGCTGGCGTCAGTCGGTTGAGGTGTGGCGCGCTGTCTGTACCGGATTGGCTGCGATGCAGCCTGTTTATCTGCTGAATGGGGGTGCCTGATGGCTGAGCGGGATCTTTGGCGGGCGATCTTGGCCCTGGCGGTCTCGGACACGCTCTATGAGGGGGATGCACCGGTCGCCTGCGATGCACGTGATGCGGCGCGCGAGTGGTTCCGGTTTGGTGGCCGTGATTTCCGCTTCACATGCGTGATGGCGGGATTTGATCCAGATGCGGTGCAAGCACGGTATATGGCGGGCAAGTTTTCAGCGGTCTCTGAGGCTGGGCGGGCATTCATGCACCATTCCGCGCGGCAGCCGCGTATTCCAGGCCATTGTACTCAGCCGTCCACTAAGGGGTGGATGGATAATCGACGTTCACGCGTAGACGAGGGGTGGCAGCCATGACATTGCATGCAGTTTCGTCGCCAGCAGATGTTGGTGGATTGCCTGAGTATCCCATCGACGCGGATTGCCGGTTGGACTCTCATGGTTTTGTGCAGTGGGAATTTCGCCGTTGGCTCAGTTCCGACATGCGTTGGAATGGTACTCACGAATGCAAATCCATGTGGTTTGAGTTGCTCAATCTGGCGCATTCTGAGACGCCGGTTGGGACGCTTCCAAGCGATCTGCGGCGGCTCGCCCGGATGATAGAGCCAGCAGTGGATCGCGACCATTTTGCAGAGCTGTGCAAGCTGGAACATGGGCCGCTGCATGGGTGGGTTCGGTGTCGCGTTGATGATGAGATCAGATTGATGCACCCGGTGGTGACGCGCATCGTGACCACTGCCTTTGCATCGCGAGCAAATCACGTTGCCCGGGTAGAGGCCGCGTCACAAAAAAGGCGTCTGCAGCGTTTGACAGAAGATGTGGCGGCACTGTCTCCGGTAATCGCGGGTGATATGCGTAAGGTGAAGTGGATTGATGCCGCTATTCGGGAACGTATGAAGCTTCACGGTCGCGCTCGGCGCATTGTCGACGATTTGCACGCCGCTATTCAGGCTTGCATTGAAGAGGACCGCAGGGGTCGCTTTCCTAAAATCGCTCAAAACTGACTGTCACTTAGTGTCCGTGAGACACTAACGGACAGTCGCGGACAGTCACTTAGTGTCTGCATCGATAATGATAAAGACAATGAGAAAGAAAATAGAACTAGCCAACCGCGACACTCTGAACCGACATCGCCTGTGGATAACCTGAAATTGTCTGATCGGGTGGAGCGGCACAAAACAGAATAATACAGAACCCCTTACTAGCGCAGAACTCTGGCGGGACGCCTGTGGATAACTTGGAATTGCTTAGAAGAAAGGCAGAGCAGACATGGACGCTAGAGAGCAACACGCGGGCGAAAAGCGGGTGCGGGAGCACCTGATTGATCCGCTGACCCGGTTGGGGTTGGTGAAGCCATCGGGAATGACGGTGGCGCAATTCAAGGTGATGCAGGATGAACTCTGCGGCAAGCTGGCCTATATGACGGATCTGAACCTGCAGGCGTTGGCCGAACAGGTGCGATCGATGCCCAGCGGCAAGAGCAAGGATCGGTTTCCGATTGCCGCCAAGGTGCTGGGCTGGGCGGCGCAGATCCAAGCGCCCGCCGATGACGCCTCGCCCTTGTTCCGCGCGGTGTTCGGCGGTGCCCTCGGCAAGGCTGCGATGGCGGAGGATTTCGCGCCGGAACTGTTGGCGCATCTGCGGAGCCATCGGGTGTGGCCGCGTGAATACGATGTGCGCCAGATCCGGGATCGTTCGGTAGAGGCCAGGCGGCGCATTACTCGGATGGCAGAAGCCGAGCAGCGCGGTGGTGTCATATCCGAGGAAGATCAGCGGCTGCGGTCAGCACGCGCGCAGGCAGCAGAGAAGTGCCGGCGCATTATTGCGATCGTCGAGAGCGGAGGTGCAGCATGACCGAACATGTGGTGATCGTCGCGCCCGATGGTGTCGCGCGGCTACAGGCCGAGGCTGACCGGATTGCCGCAATCAAGGCGCGCGGTGCTGTACCGTTGGCTTGTGGTGACGCAATCCCGCTGGCGCCGGGGCGCGGCCCCATGATCCAGTTCACACCGCGAGAAATCCGGGCGACGGGCAACGGTGGCTTTGCGGCGGTCAAGTCAGGGCATGAAGGCAGGGATGCCGCGCGGGTGGCTGATGTGTTCGATGAGATGGATCGCGCCGCACGTAAGGCGCATCGGGCGGTTCAGCACCGGTTGGAGCTGGAGGGGAAAGATCCGCAGCCCTATGTGCCGCCGTTCACGCCCGGGCAGATCAGCGCGGGCCGAGACTATGCCGCGTTGGTGGAGCGGGTGAGCGCATCGGGCGTCAAGTGTTCCTCCCTTGAGGCGGTCAATTCCAGTGGTGGCGGCGGTGATCGGGAAGAGGCGATCTTCCGCGATTTCCAACGGTTGCGTGCGTTGCAGCGCAGGATCGGCGATGGGCTGGCAAAGGAGGTGCGGCGTATTCGTCCGTCACAGAACGGCGGGCGCAAGCGGTCGGCCATCTATGTTCGGCGGCTTGTCGATTTGGTGTGCCTTGGCGATCTGCCGCTGGAGGGCGTCTTGGCCTCGCATGGCTGGGCAAAGGACGGTCGCGCGATCCAGTCACTGCGGGCTTCGCTCTGCGCCGCTCTGGACAGAATGCAGGGCTACGATCTGTCAGTCTGAGAAAGGGTGTTGACACTTAACCCACCTGCGAGGCATGAATAGTACATCATCACGAAATGCGCCCACGGGAAACCGGCGGGCGTTTTTGCGTTGGTGCTTCCTAAACAGTGAGGGTTACCCGTGCCGCAGCTAAAGATCTGTGTGGCCTCTGGCTGCGAAGACTATGCGCTGCCTGGGTTGTCTCACTGTGATCAGCATGAGGCAGAGCGTCAGGGCAAGCTGAAGGCGCGACGTGCCAAAGCGCAGACATCAGAGGCAGCGCTAATGGCGCGAGCGCTCTACGCGGATCCACGCTGGCGCGCTGCTAGCAAGGCATTCTTGCGCCAGTTCCCTCTGTGCCGCGATTGTGGCGAGTTGGGTGTGATCGAACCGGCAACGGATGTCGACCACATCGAGCCTCACAAAGGTGACCGGAAACTGTTCTGGGATCGGGAAAACTGGCAGTCGCTTTGCCATCGGTGCCACAGCCGCAAGACGGCGCGCGAGGTTTTCCACGGTGGGGGGGTATCCAGAAATTAGAGGCGTAATAGCCGTAACCGGCGGACATACCTTTGTTTTCGCGAGCGTGAAATTGGAGAAAAAAACCCACTTTGAAAGGAGGGGCAGAGATGAAGGGACGCAAGCCGAACCTTGAAAATGTCATTCCAATGAAAGGTGACATGCCCAAAGAGATCCCGGTTGCGCCGGATTTCCTTGATGATCTGGGACGGCAGGTCTGGGATGAGCTAGCGCCGGAGCTGGTCAAGAAGGGGCGGCTTGAACTGCTCTACAAATACCAGTTCGGTTCTTATTGTTCGGCAGTGTCGAACTTTATCCAGGCGACGAACACGCTGGCGCTTGAAGGCCTGTTCTATGAAACCGGCAAGGGTCGCAACGGCAACCAGCGCCGTAAACACCCGGCGCTGGCATTGCAGGATACTGCCGCCGCGAGCATGCGGAGAGACTCTGCGCTGTTCGGTCTGTCTCCGGTCGATGCCGCCCGCTTAGAAGGCGGTGAACAGGGTGACCTCTTCGATGAGGTCATGAAACAGTTGAATGGAACCAATTGACCACCCGGTATCCCGTTATGCGCTTGGGGTGGTTGAAGGGGATACTGTCGCTGGGGAACTGGTTCGAATGGCCTGCGAGCGCCACTTGCTGGATCTTGAGACGGGGGCCGATCGGGGTCTGGTCTTTGATTGCGAGGCTGCCAGTCGGATCATTCGCTGGGGTGGCATGCTCCAGCACACAACCGGGTCTATGGCTGGTCAACCGCTGAAGCTGGAGCCGTGGCAAGAGTTTCGGCACGGGTCGGTCTTCGGGTGGAAACGTGCAGAGACTGGCCTGCGCCGGTTTCGCTCAACCTATCATCAGGTTGGCAAGAAGAACGGCAAGACCACCGATACGGCTGTGCCGATGCTCTACACTCAGTTGTTTGATGGGGAGGCGGCACCGCAGGGGTACTGTGCTGCAACCACCAAAGATCAGGCCGGTCTGCTGTTCAAAGAGATGAAGCGGATGATCAAGCGATCGCCGCTGTTGCGCCAGATGATGAGGGTCTGGCGCGCGTCGATCGAAAGTCCTCGGACTGATGGTCTCATCGCGTGTCTGAGCCGTGACGGGGATTCCTCGGATGGGATTAACCCCAGCTTCTTGGCGCGTGATGAAATGCACCGCTGGACCGATCGGGAACTGGCAGACACGATTGTTGAATCGATGATTGCGCGGGCGCAGCCAATTGACTGGGTGATCACTACCGCTGGGCAAGACCGCAGCTCACTCTGCGGCGAGTTGCGCGACTATGGTGAGAGTGTCCTGCGCGGGTCCGTTGAAGATGATTCCTTCTTTGGGTTCATCGCGGAGCCGCCTGCGGACTGTGATCCGGCAGATCCGCTGTTCTGGGCCATGGGAAACCCGAACCTGGGTGTCAGTAAGCAGATCGATGCGATGCAGGACACGCTGAAGAAAGCGTTGGCCATTGCGGGCCGGATGCCGAACTTCAAAAGGTTTCACCTGAACCTTTGGACCGAGGGTGCGGAGACCTGGATCGCAAGGGACGTCTGGGATCAGGGCCTTGCGAAAGCGCCGTTTGATCCGGCGATGCTCTATGGGCGCAAAGCCTGGGTGGGGCTGGATCTGTCAAACAAGGTCGACACCACAGCGATCGTGGTGGCGGTGCCTGTTGATGGGGTGATCTATCTGATCACCTACACCTTTCTACCGGCGGGGCCGAAGGGGTTCATCCAGAGAGCACAGACGGAAAAACGCGAATACGTGGGCTGGCGGGATCAGGGCTGGCTGGAAGTTCATCAGGGCGGGACCATTGATGAGGATGCCATCGCCGATCGACTTGAGTGGATCCGCAAGCATTTCGATTTGCAGGAAGTGGCCTATGACCCTTGGGGCATGAAGTATCTGGCTGACAAGCTGGATAAGCGCCGGTTCCCGATGGTCGAACACCGGCAGGGCTATGGCTCAATGTCGAACCCAATGAAGCGGTTCGAGGAAAAGGTGGCCCAGGGCAAGATCCGCCATGGCGGCAATCCTGTCCTGGCATGGCAGGTCGGCAATGTTCATCGCGACGAAGATGCGGCGGAGAACATTAAGCCGAACAAGAAGAAATCGACGGGGCGTATCGATGCCGCCGTAGCTGCCATTATGGCGCTGGGGCGGGCTGAGGTGGGCGAAGAGAAACGCAAGGCGCGGGAAGTTGAGGTCGTATGAAAGTCTTCGGTCTGGAAATCACACGCGGTAATTCGGCCAATACTGAAATGCCGGTTCGGGTTGAGCCGCCGATGGTCGAAGCTATTGCGGAGACTTCTGGCGTGGCCCGACCAGAACCGTGGATGACTGAAATCGGCTTTGGCGGTGGCCGTGGCGGCACGGGGTCTAAGCGCTTGCCAAATGTCACTGCACGGCGGGCGGAGCAACATGGCACGGTGTTTGCCTGCTGCAATAACATTGCAGGGGATCTTTCCAAGGTTCCGCTGAAGATCTGGGAGCGCAAGGCGGATGGCCAGGAGGTCCGTGTGCGCGATCATCCTGCGGCCTATCTGCTGAACGTCGAGGCATCGGAGGGGGTGCCCGCAAAGGTCATGCGCTATGCGCTGGTCTATGCTTGGGCCCTGCGTGGCAACGGTTTTGCCTATGGCCCCCGTGATGGTGGCGGTGATCTGGAAATGATCGAAGTGATTGATCAGGATGGATGCAATCCGCTGCGGGCTGGCCGCGCCCGGTTTTACGATTTCACCGATGGGGCGGGTGTGTATCGTCGCGTTCCCAGCCGATCAATGGTGCATCTGCGTTACATGGCGCTGGACGGCTGGACCGGACGTTCTCCGCTACAGGTGGCCAGTGAGACTGTAGGGCTTGCATTTGCGGGGCAGGAATCCGCTGCGCGGTCTGTTTCCGGCGCGCATTCCAAGGCGTTCATGAAGCTGGGCGATCACTATGAAGACGACGGCGCGCGGACCCGAAATGCGAAGCGGTTGAAGGATCATCTGACCAATCCGAATTCGGACGGTATTCCCGTGCTTGGTCCTGACGACGATATCAAGAGCCTGGATCTGACCGCCGCAGATCAAGAGCTGTTGTCCAGCCGCAAATTTGATCGTGAGCAACTGGCCGCAATCTACCGTATGCCGCCGTCCAAATTGCAGATGCTGGAATACGGCGTGAAGGCAAATGGGGAGCAGCAGGCGATCGACTATCTGACAGATTGTCTGCTGCATTGGTCAGGTCTGGCAGAACAGACGTTGGCGCTGTCGATCCTTACACGGGGTGAGCGCGATCGAGGATTGTTCCTGCGTCATGATTTTGGGGCGCTACTACAGCCGACAATCAAGGATCAGATCGAGGCGGTGACCAAGGCGGTTGGTGGTCCCGTATACACCCCGAATGATGGGCGGAAAAAGCTTGGCCTGCCGCCAACTGAGGGCGGCGACAAAATGAACCCTGCACCGAACATGACGCGGGATGACAGCAAGGACGCAAAGGGGAAAGAGAAATGAGCGGGACAACCATTGGTGCGCTACTGGGAACAGCTGCGGTTGCGATCTGTGCAGAGCATCTACCCATGCTTGACGCTGTTCTTCCAGGTCAGGCTCCTGAGAGTGTCGAGGCGATGCAGGCTATGGTCGGCGCTGGCGTCAAGGTCGAACGGGGCGAGCGCTATGCGGTCCATCGTGGCATTGCCTATGTACCGGTTCGCGGTGTCCTGTCTCCAAATTCTGAGATCCTTGAGCGCTGGTTTGGTTGGGCCACCTATCACGGGCTGATTGACACCATGGGCGCGCTTGCTGCCAGTGATGAGGTGCGCGGTGTGGTGCTGTTTTTTGACACGCCGGGTGGGGCGGTCGTAGGTGTTCAGGGTGCAGTCGAGGCGGTCAAGGCTTGTGCTGCGGTGAAGCCGGTGCATGCGTTTGTCTATCCGCTTGCGGCTTCTGCTGGCTACTGGCTTGCCAGCCAGTGCACAGAAATCATCGTCAGCCCTGGCGCCTGGGTCGGGTCGGTCGGCACCATGATGAACAGCAACCAGCCGGTGCAGTCGGGTAGTTCAGGTTATCAGGACTATATTTTGACCTCGCAACATGCCGGAGCCAAGCGTCCCGACCTGTCCACGGATGAGGGGCGGGCGTTAGCGCTGGACCGCCTGAACGCGATGGAGGCAGATTTTCACGCTGCGGTTTCTGAAGGTCGCGGGATCTCGATCGACGATCTCAAGGTGAGCCTGAGCCGCAGCGGAAATACCGCACATGGCGGGGATGTTTTCTGGGGTCAAGATGCGGTTGAGCGTGGGCTAGCAGATGGCCTTGAGGATATCTCTACCTTTATCGCGCGGGTTTCGGCGCTCTATGCCCCGCCTCAGCAGAGGCAGGCGCGGGCCATGATGGCGCGGGCTAAAGCGGCGCAGGCGAAAGCCTCTCTCTAACTCTCGGCGGCCAATTCGGCCTGTGTAGACCTCGCGCATTTGCGGCGGGGCCAATTGGGCTGCGCGGGTGCAGCCTTCCATGTCAAAAGGAGAAACAACATGGATATCAACGATCTTCGCCGCATGCTGAAGGCAGCGGCGGACGACATGCAAATCAAGGCCAAAGCGATCGAGGATCTGGAAGCTGCCGATACTCCTGATGGTGATGCGATCAAGGCGGCGGTGACCGAATTTGAAGCCTCCGAAGCGGACTTCAAAAAGGTGCAGGTCAAGCTGACCCGAGCCCAGTCGATCGAGGACGCCAAGGCCGCGACGGCGACCTCTGAACTGGAGGCGGTCACTGCGCCTCAGGCAGCCCCTGCTGCGGCAGCAAACCCTGAGGAAAAGGGGATCGAGATCGGCTTTATGGCTCATGCGCTGATCAACGCCAAAGGTGATCGTGACAAGGCGGTAGAAAGCTTGGAAAAAGACGGTCACAGCGCCGTATCCGCAGCCCTGTCCGGTGCAAGTGAAGGGGCTGGTGGGGTCACACTGCCCCGCCCGCAGGCGACGCAGGTCATCGAGCTTCTGCGCCCGCGTGTGACGGTGCGTGCATCTGGTGCGGTTGTGCATGACCTGCCTGCGGGTGAGCTGCGCAATGCGCGGCAGGCCACACCTGCCAGCGCTTCTTATGGCGGCGAGAATGCTGCAATGGTTGAGAGCGAGCCGACCTTTGACAAGGTGGAAGAAAAGTTCCGCAAACTGACCTCGCTTGTGCCAGTGGGCAACTCGCTGCTGCGCCATTCCAGTGCGTCGATCGCAATCATGGTGCGCAATGACATTCTGCGGGAGATGGGCCTGAAAAACGATCTGGCCTTCCTCCGGTTTGATGGGTCGGGCGTCCTTCCCAAGGGGCTGCGTCATTGGGCGTTGGCAGATCACTGGGAGGCGACTGTGGGTAAAGACCCCGCTGTGGTCGAACAGGCTATTCGTCGGATCAAGAGCAAGGTTGAAGATGCCAATGTGGCGATGGTTGCTCCTGGCTGGATCATGCGCGCATCTGCAAAGAACTTCCTTGGCAGTCTGCGCTGGCCCAATGGGTTCAAAGTGTTCCCGTCGATTGATGACAACGGCACCCTGCATGGTTTCCCGATCAAGGTCACATCGCAGATCCCGGATAACCTCGGCGTTGGTGGCGATGAAACCGAAGTCTATTTTGCTGACTTTGCTGAAATCATGATCGGTGATGCGCTGCAAATCACATTCGGTACCAGCTCTGAAGCGGCGTATGTCAATCAGGCAGGTGATACTGTGTCGGCCTGGGCGCAGGACTTGACCCTGATGCGGGCGATTGCGGAGCATGACATGGCCCCGATGCACGATGAGGCCATCGCCGGTCTGAACGGCGTGGGCTGGAGCCTCTAAGGCACGCGTCTTTCCATTATGTTTTGGGCCTCGGCGGTGATCGTCGGGGCTTTCTCTTATCTCCTGAAATCAAGGATTGCTGAAATGACGAAAGTAATCGTGGAATTCCTGCGCGCGCATGGTCGCTTTGTTCGTGGCGACATTGCGGGGTTCGCCCCTGATGTTGTGAAAAAGTGGCCTGCCGGGGTTTGTGTTCCCTATGACCCGGATAGGCCCAAAGCGGGCGGTGTTGCCGTCATCGGTAACATTGAGCTTGATGCTGATGGGGTTCGGAAAATGATCTCCGACGCTGAAACAGAGTTCGCTGCAAAAACTGATGCACTCGGTCAGCGCGAGCAGGAGCTTGCGGATCGTGAGGCGGAATTGGCTGCACGGGAGCGCGAGCTTTTGAGCCGCGTCGCCGCCGAACAAACAGATGCATCCGCAGAGCCAGAGGAGGCCGCTGCTGTGGATGAGGAAGCAGCCAAAGGTGCCACCAAGAAGACCGCCGGCGCACCGCCCAAACAGGGCGCTAAGGCGTAAGGGGGCGAACTGATGCGGGTGATTGAGGTGGATGCCATTCCATCAGGTTTCGAACTGGACGATTTCAAGCGATCTGTTCACATGATGGATGATGAGGCGGAGAACGATCCAGCTCTCGGCCTGGTGTTGGAATCTGCTGAGGCGGCAGTTGCGACTGCGACTGGTCGCCCGGTCACCCCGCGTCTGGTCGAATTTATCGTCGTTCGTGGCCATTGGTCTCGGTGGTGGTTTCCGGTTCTGCCGGTGCAGGAGCTGACCGGGCTTGCGGTTGATGATGGGGCGGGAGGTTGGATCGATCAGCCGCTTGGTGGGGCGTGGCTCCAGCAGGCGCATGATGAGCCGCAGTTGGTGATCGGCCCGTCTTGGGCGGGTCGTTCTGTCCAAGGCGATCTGCTGCGGATTCAGGCGCGCGTTGGTGGCGCTGATGTTTCCACCTTCCCGCGGCTACGCCAAGCTGTTTTCCTCTTGGCGAAAGAGTGGCTTGACGCTGGTGTTTCGATCGAGGGAGAGACTGTGCCGCAGTTATCTTTTGGTGTGAGACTGCTGATCAAACAGGCCCGCTACATCCGACCATTTGAGGTGGCTTGATATGGCGGGTCGCTTGGATCGCCGCATTGAGATTGTGAAGCCCCGATTGGTGCCGGTTGGGCTTGGAGAGACCAAGGAGGACGGCTTCGAAACGGTTGCGACCAGGTGGGCGAAATACACCCCTGTGAGTGACGCTGAGAAACTGCGGGCGGCGGCGGTAGAGCAAAAGACGGATGCGCGTTTTGTGATCCGATATTCCCGCGCGTTGGCGTTGCTGGATGAGGATCACAAGATCCGATTTGATGGCAGTATCTGGTCCATCTCCGGCGTGAAAGAACTGGGTCGCCGCCGTTGGCTAGAGTTTACGGGGCACCGAACCGGCAGGCCAGAGGTGTAGCATGTCCATGAAAATGAAGATTGAGGGGGCGGGCGATATTGAGCGCGCCCTCGGTGCTTTGGCGCGTGGGACCGCAAAAGGTGTCACCCGCCGGGCCATGAAGAAAGCGCTTCAGCCGGTGGCTCGTTCGGCAGAAGGATCACCCTTTGTGATCGCTGTGACCAGTAAACTGGCGCGGGGGCAAAAAGGGCGGGCGCGGGGCGATCAGGGCCGCAGCAAGGTTGCGATGTATGTCGGCCCGGTCCAGCAGGATGGATCACATGCACCGCATGCCCATCTGATCGAGTTCGGCACCGGCGATCGCTACCACGAGTCGGGCAAATATGTCGGGGCTGTCATGGCGGATCCGTTCATGCGTCCCGCTTGGGATGCAAACCGCGAGCGTGTGCTGGAGATCCTGAAGCGCGAGATTTGGGCGGAAATTGAGAAGACTGTCGCCCGCGCCGCCCGCAAGGCTGCAAGGGGGTAGGGATGGAAGATGATCTCTATCAGGCGCTTTTGACGCTTGGACACCCGGTTGCGTGGCTGGCCTTTAACAAAGCCGTTGGCTTGCCGCGTATCTCATTGCAGCGGATCAGCACAGTGACCGGCTATTCCCAAACCGGCCGCGCGGATGTCGAAACCGCACGGGTGCAGATCAATGTGTCTGCGGAAACCTACTCTGAGGCTGCAGCCCTAGGCAGGGCGGTTTCAGAGCTATTGACCGAATTGCGCAGCGGGTCGGTGATCCGCTGCCGCGAACTATCGCGCCGGGACGGATCATCCGAGACCGGTGGCGATATCATCCGGCAACAAATGCTGGATATCTCGGTGCGGTATCGCGCCTGAACCTTGGCCGGAGATCCGGCTTTTCAAACATGATGTGAGGAATTGAGATGACAGCAGATCTGGTCATTGCAGCAGACGAATGCGACGTCGAATGGTCCGAGGACGGCGCTACCTGGGCTGAGGTGCCTGGTTGTAAAACGATTGCGATCCCCAAGGTTACCACGGAAACCCGTGATCGCACTTCTTTGAGCAGCCCGGGACGGTTTCGTGAATGGGGTCGCGGGATGAAAGACACCTCGGAAGTGACCCTGAATTGCTTCTACCACCCTGACCTTCAGGAAAAGGCAATCGGATACGACAACGCCAACAAGCTGGTTCATTTTCGGGTTCAGCTGCCCCCGATTGAAGGGCTGCAGAGCACGGGTGACAAGTTCCAGTACGTCGCCTTTGTCACGCCTGGGGTTCCCGACACCGATTTCGACAACGATCTGATGCTGGCGTTGGAGCTGCGTCCTAGTGGTCCATTGGATTGGACGAAGGGGGCCGCACTGTGATCAGTTCTGTATCGGTGGCAGTGGGCAAGAAAACCCACAAGCTGAAATGTTCCACCCTGGCCATGGCGGATCTGGAAGAGGCGCGCGGCGAGAACTTTGATGTCATCCTGAGCCAGCTCATTGCGGGTAATCAGGGCGTCAAAGTCATCATCGATGCGTGGGCTGCATTTCTGAATGACGGCAAGGGTGTGCCGACCGAGGACGCCGCTGCTGTTCTGGATGACCTCGGCGGCTATGCCGTCGCTGCGCCCTATCTGGCGCAGGCGTTGAACAAGGCCTTTCCGATGCTTCAGCTCAAAACTGAGGCTGATGACGGCGAGGATGAGAGCGCCGAAGATGGCGACGATGAGGGAAACGAGGTGCCCCCGGTCGAATAGACTGGGGGCACTTGCTGTCGACGTGGTGTGAGCTGGGCAATCACCACGCCGATTTCTGGACTGTGAGCCTGCGCGAATATGACCTGATCACTCGTGCAGGTATCACAGCCAAGAAAGACGCGATCGCGGTGCAGCGGGTTCTAAATCAGGAGCTGAGCACTTTGGTTTCCTATGCGTTTCACAAGCCCGAAAAAATGCCGGACTTCACCAAAGTGAACGGCGCGAGAACTACTAGGAAAAGCAACCCGAAACGGGATGTCGCGCAGTTGCGCGCGGCCTTCATCGGCATGCACGCAAAAGGTAAAAAGGGGCGGTAAATGAGTGCAGTTATTGGCGCGCTGCGCGGGCTATTGTCGCTGGACAGTGCCGCATTTGAATCCGGTGCCAAGCGCTCCAAGGCCGTCATGGGCGGTCTGGAGCGCCGCATGGTCAAAATGGCCGATGGCTTTGAAAAGCACGGGCGTCGGATGTCGCTGGGGTTCTCGCTGCCCTTGGCCGGCGCGGCGGCGGTTGCGGTTAAATCCAGCCTGAAAATCGTCGATGCCCAGGCAAAGATGGCGCAATCCTTGGATACCACGGTTAAGTCGGTTCAGGTTCTCGACCGAGCTGCGGATCTGGCTGGCGTGTCCATGGGTGAGGTCCAACAGGCATCGATCCAGCTCACCAAGCGATTGAGCCAAGCCGCTGGCGGAACTGGTGCCGCGACCAAGGCGCTGGATCGCTTGCACCTTCGCGCCAGTGATTTGCAGGCTCTGCCGCTTGATGAGCGGATCGCCGCAATTCAAGACGCGATGGTTTCCTATGTTCCTGCGGCAGAGCGCGCGGCGGTTGCCTCTGATCTGTTCGGTAGCCGTGCCGGTGTGATCTTCTCCCGGATCGATTCCGAGACGTTGCGAACGGCTGCTGATGATGTCGCGCGATTTGGCGTTGCTGTTTCGGAGGTGGACGCCGACCAGATCGAGGTGGCCAATGATGCGATCTCGCGCCTTGGCGTGGTCGGGCGTGGTGTCGCCAATCAGCTAACTGTCGGTCTTGCGCCGTCGCTGGAGTTCATCAGCGACAAGGCAGCGGATGCTGCCGAATGGTTCAATGGGCTGACGGATCAGACAAAGCAATTTGTGGCGGGTGGGCTCGCGCTGACGGCGACACTTGGTCCGGTAGCGTTAGGATTGGGCATGGTACTGAAGTTTGCGGCACCGATTGCAGGGGCCTTGGTTGCAGTCGCTTCGCCAGTTGGTCTTGTCGTTGCGGGCTTCGCAGCGCTGGCCGTGGCGGGTGCTGCCTTGGGTGGCAGTTCAAATGATGCCGTGGCATTCGCCGAGGCGCACGAAATTGCGATGGACAATGTGACAATCGCAATGGGGGATCAGATCAGCGCAACCGTGCGGCTGGCAGATGCTCTGCGTGAAGGCGGGCCGGTCACCTTGGCCGCAATTGAGGCCAAGATGGCAGAGGCAGAGGCCAGCCGCGCGGTCACTGCTGAGTTGGTGCGTCAGCGTCAGGAGAAAGAGCTTGAGGTTCTTGGCTACTACGATCTGCTAGAGGCAATCGGGCGTTACCAGAACAGTCTAACTGCGATGCGCACTCCAGGGGATGACCTGGAGCAAATGCCGCTAAAAATGCGTACTGCCTATGAGGAGGCGGAGGCCGGATTGGTGGCCCTGCTTGCAGAGCAACAGCGACTACTGGAGGGTGTGCGCAGTCAAAACCAATTGACCGCTGAAGAAGCCGCGCATCTACAATTGATTGAGGCAAATCTTGCTGAACTGCAGCGACGCTGGAACGAACTGAACGGCATCGTCTCCGAGAACGTCAATCTAACTGATCGCGGGGCTGTAGCTGCTGACAATCTGGCGTTGGGTCTTGGTGGTGCGGTCGGGCAGGCCGCAGCATTAAAGGGGTATCTGTCCGGGTTGCCTGGTGCGTTGGCTGGCGCGCGTGCAGATATTGCGGGCCTTGAGGCCGGTATCTCGGTTCTAAAAGGCGGCGGCAGTAAGCTTGCGGCTGATGTAGCCAAGTATCGTGCCGAACTGGTGGCAACTTTGCCGCCGCTGGAAAAGATGCATGATGGTCAGCGGCGCAATGTAGAAGAGGGGATCGCTAATCAGGTCAACCTCTATGAACAACAGCGGCGACTACAGGACCAATATCAGAAGCAAATCACCACGCTCGGCAAGGTGAAATCCGCCGCCGGTTCCGCGTCCAAAAGCGCGCTGCCGGGGCTGGTGCAAGAGATCGCCCATCGCCGCAAACTGGTCACGCTAACCGGTGAACAGCGTCGCAAATATGAGGCGCTGCATGCGGTGCAGGGGCGCTTGGGGCGCGATGCTGCGAGCCTCAGCAAGGATCAGATCAACGGGTTGGCTGATCAGCTGATCGCGGTCGAGGATCAGGAAGAGGCGTTGCAGCGCGTCACCAGCATGCAGGAGCAGTGGTCTGAACAGATCACCCGCACGGCGTTTGAGGGTGGCAGTCTGAGCGACACGATCAAGGGTATGCTGAAGGATATCGCCTATCAGTTTGCCCATTCGAAAATCGTGCTGCCGGTGGTGGCTTCCGTTACGAATGTGCTTGGGCTGGGCGGCCTCATTGGCGGTGGCGGCGGCGGTGCTACTGCCGGTGGCGGTGGTGGGAATCAGGTTGGCGGTCTGCTTGGGCTGGGCGGCTTGGGCGGCAGTCTGGTTAGCGGCTTTGGGTTGGGTGCGTCGACTCTGTTTGGCGGTGGCCTGGGGGCGTACACTGGCCTCTTGGGTGCCCAGGGTGCTGCGGCTTTGACGGGTTCGCTGACCTCAATCGCAGGCTTTGCTGGCGCTCTCGGTCCGATCGCCATTGGCATTGCAGTTCTGGCTAAGGGCCTGTCACGCGAATACGATGGGCGGGCAGTTCGCGGATCGCTTGGACCGGACGGGTTTGATGGTTTCGAATTCGATTTCTGGGATGGCAAATTTCTGCGCGGTGATAAGCAGGTCAACTATGATACGCGCCCAGAAATTCAGGCTATGCTGGATGATGGCGCTGAAGCGGTTCGCACCAACGTCGAGAAGATGGCCGCAGCCATGGGCCTTGGCGCCGATGCGATCAAGGATTTCACCGCCGATGGCTTCACGATCTGGCTGACCGGTCCAAACGCGGGCAATCAAGAACAGATTGCGAAGGCATTTGAGGAGCAGCTGACCAAGCTCGGCGACGGCATGGCTGATCTGGTTTTGGAGACTGAAGACTACGCCAAGGCCGGTGAAGGGTCGTATGAGACGCTAGCCCGCCTCGGTGGGTCGCTGATCACTGCCAATGAGGGGTTTGACCTCATCAATCAAACCTTGCTGACAGGCTCTTTGGAGGCTGCGAACAGCGCTTCACTGCTGATGGACGCTTTCGGCGGTGTCGAGCAGTTCACAACCGGCCTCGGCTCCTACTTTGAGCTGATGTTTACCGATGTGGAAAAGCAGGCCAAGCGGCAGGAATATGCGCAGAAAGCCCTTGATGAGGCGGCGGGCGAATTGAACCTGACATTGCCGACCACCCATGAGGCATTTCGCAACCTCGTCGGTGGTCTTGACCGAACGACTGAAGAGGGGCGCACCGCATACGTGACGTTGATCGGTCTCGCGGATGAATTCGCCATTGTGCATGGCAACGCGCAAGAGGCAGCGGATGCGCTGGAAGGGGCGGGTGATAGCCTGTCGCAGTTGGAGGCAGAGGCGCAGAAGCTGAAAGAACAGGATCTGCGCGATGCCTTTGACGGGCTGAGTGCGTCGATCGATGAGGCGGTGAAGCGTTTGGAGGGCCGTCTGGATGTGGTCGGTGACCGGCTGAAACTGCGGTTTAAGCGGTTGCAGATCTCAGTCGATGCTGAGCGTGACAAATTCCGCACGCGCCATGACGGGCTGATGGATACGTTGTCAGGCCGTCTGAGTAGCCTTGAGGATGCCGCAGCCGCGTCCAGTCGTCTCTTTGAAACGCTGGATGATGCCGCCAAGTCCCGTCGCAGCGTGGATGCAGGTGCCGCTGTGATGGCGCGGCGCAATGCGTTGGCTTACGTCAAGGATGGCGGTTCCGATCCGAACCAGTTGTCCAACGCCCTAGGGGTCTTGGGTGAAGACAATTCGGGCACCTTCTCAACTGCTGAGGACTATCTGGCGGATTTCTACCGAACGTCCAACATCATCGCGCGCCGCGCCGATGGGGCAGAGGTGACGATGAGTGCTGATCAGATGGCCGTCGATGCGCTGGAGCGTCAGATCGAACTGGAGAAATCGCAGTTTGATGCCGAAATGGCCCGTCTGGATCAGATCCTTGCAGATGGGCGGCAGGCGCTGGAAATGGCGACTGGGGAATACATCGCGGCGATCAAAGTTGAGAATGCGGTTTCCCAGCTCAATCACACCGCCGAACGCCATGCGCTGATGTCGGAGCGGATTGAGGGCCGGGTGGCGGAACTGGAAACCATCCGCACCAGCATGCAGGAACTGGTCGCGTCCACCATTGATCCGGGCGTCGGCCTGCCGGGTGTTGTCCAGGGTGTCCATAGCGTTGTCTCGGCGGTTCACAGTCTGAGCAGTGACATGTCGACCATGGTCAGTGGGATCTCTCAGGCTGTCGCGGCACAGCTCAATTCGTTTGCGGCCTCGCAGGCGAACTCACTTCAGTCGGTCCAGAACCAGATCCGCAATCTGGCGCAAGCCCAAGCGGCGGCTGCAGCGCCCAATCAGAACAAGAAACTGGAGCAAGAGATGCAGGGGGTGAAAACCGTGCTGGAAGGGTTCTTGGGGCCAATCTCGGATGCCACCGGCAAAACGGCACAATCCATCCGCCGGATGGAATTCGGCGATGTGAAGTTAGAGGGTGGCACATGATCATCATCAAGCCGATCGAGGTCACGGGGCAGAACCTGACCTCGGACGTGGCGTTGTCGGAGCCGGAATGGTCCGCAGGCACCACGCCGCAAGATGCCATTCGCCGCGTCGGTAACGTTCTCTATCGCGCAGTTATTGAAACCACGGATAGCCCGATTGATGGGCTATCCGCTGACCCGCCGACCTGGATCGAGGTAGGTGCTGCCAATCGGTTCAAGATGTTCGATGAGTTCTACCATTCGCAAACCGAAGCGGATGAGGTGGTGACCGTGACCATTGATCCGCCTCAGGTGGTGAACTCAGTGACCCTGCTGAATGTCGATGCCGTTTCGGTGACGGTAGAAATCTTCGATGACGATGGCGCACCGATTTATCAGGCCACAAAATCCATGGCAGATAACTCGCAGGTGGCTGACTACTGGGACTATTTCTTTTCACCGGTCCTGCGAAAGAAAAACACCAGCTTTGTGGATCTGCCCTCCTACTCGCGCCCCATCACAATCACCGTGGCCGGGGAGCCTGGTGGGACGGTTCAGATTGGCGGGGCATTCATTGGCGCGCAGAGAACGATCGGGCTCACCCAATATGGTAGCGATCGCGAACTCTTGAATTTCTCAGAAGTTAACCGGGATCAGTTTGGCAAGTTCAATATCGTGCCTCGCAGAAAGGCGGATCTGGCCAGCTTTCAGATCGATCTGGACACGCCGCAGAACGATTTCGTCTATGACCTGCTGCGCAGTCTTGCGGATATCCCCTGCATCTACATCGGCGATCCTAACCGCGATGGAACCATCGTCTACGGATACCCGCGCGGTGTCCGCATTCCCTATGAGACACCCGATTATTCCAAAATAACGCTTGAAGTGGAGAGTGTGACCTAATGCCTATCACCAATGTGCCTGCCTTCACCAAGATCCCAAGCCGCGATGATCCGCCTGCTGAGTTTTCCGCCGACGTTGACAGCTTCCTGAGCGAGATCCCCGACCGCGCGCTTGCCAGCAATCAGCAGGCGCAGGAGGTCAACGCTGCGGCAGAGCAGGTGGCCACTCAGGCCGCAGCGGTGGCAGAGGCCAGCGCCGCGTTTGAAAGCGGCGTGAACGCGGATCGCTGGGCCGCTGGCGATTACAGCGATGGCGATGCGGTCTGGTCGCCCACGGATGGGCTGACCTACCGCGCCAAGGCCGATTTCACCTCGGCCATCGATCCCGCCACAGATCCCGCCAACTGGCACAACCTGAACCCGGTCGCGAAGGCCAAGGACGAAATGACCCGTCTCGCGCTGGTCTTCGCCGCGAATTTCTAAGGAGAACCCGATGTCGCAATTTCCTGTGTCCAAACTCCTCGCGCTTGATGCCATGGCAACGGTCTACACCGTGCCAGCTGGTCGCTATGCGATGGTCTCGCACCTTCAGATCACCCCGATCGATCCCGACAATGAAGTGGACGTAACAGTTCAGTGGCTGGACGCGTCGGATGGCGATGCGATTGCGCCACTCTGTCATGGCGAGACGATCAAGAAGAATGATACCGGCCCGATTTATCCGATGGGCGGCACCCTGATCCTGAGTGCGGGCGATCAGGTGCAGGCCGAAGCCTCAACCGCCGGTGATGCAGTGCTGAGCTTCAGCGCCCTGGAGTATGATCTCTGATGGGCGGCATGATGGGCACCATGCGCGGGGATCGCATGTTAAGGGCGCGCGGGGGGGCGGGCGGCAAACGCTTTTGGCGCTTCAGCATTGAGAGTGCTTCAAACTACTACAGTGGGGTTTCCGCATTTATCAATGAGCTGGAGTTCAGGGAGGTCCCAGGTGGGCCGAATTTGGTTTCAGGTGGAGATGCCATTCTGAGATCGTTTGCAACCAGCTTTGGCGCATCAACTACCTCTGGCGGAACTCCTTCACACGCGTTCGATGGTAACTCCGACAGCTATTGGTATGCAGCGAGGAATCTGCCTGAATACATAGGTTGGCGCTTTCCTCAAGCCGTTTCAATCAACGAAGTCTCATGGATCTGCAATAGCAACAACGCAGTTGTTTTTGCCATGAGTATTCAATCGTCACGTGATGGCGAAACCTGGGTCGACGAATGGTCGGAAGCAGGTTTTTCCGGCACAGGCACAAAGACATCCACAAGGCCCTAAAAAAGGTGACGCTATGACCCTTTACACCGAAAGCGGCAGCTATCCTGCGCCGCTCCCTTTCCGTATTCGTCTGAGCGACGGGCGCAGCCGCACCGATCCGGCCAGCTTCACCGCTGAGGAAATCGCAGATGCTGGTTACATCGCGGCACCGCCGCAGCCTGATCACGACCCGGAAACCCAGCGCCTGACGTGGGACGGGGCCGCCTGGGGCATTGAGGATATCCCGGTGCCGGATCCGGTCTATCAGCCGCTGACCAAGATCGGGTTTATGCGGCTGTGCATGTTTCTTGGCGGCATGACCCCCGACATGCTGGTGGCGGCGCGGGATGCACCAGAGCTGAAAGCGATGTGGATCATGCTGGATATGGCCGAACAGGTGCAACGGGATGATCCCGAGGTAGCGCCGGGGCTGGCGCTGCTTGCTGGATTGGGTCATCTGCCACTTGGTGCGCAGGCCGTTCTGGATGGCTGGCCAGCCGCCTGATTGGTGCGCCCGCAGCGGGTCGGGCTATCACACCACCAAAGCAATCGCATGGGAGATCGGAGCCAAGGGGTCCGGTCTCTTTTTGTACGTGCCGCAGGGGTTTCCCTTCGATGTCTCAATCCCCCGCTGGGCCGGGTGGATCTTTGACCGGCACAACCCGCGATACCTCAAAGCCGCCGCGCTGCATGACTATGCGATCCATGTCCTCGGCTGGGGTCGGGTCAGCGCGGCCGCACCGTTTTCCGAAGCCCTCCGCGCCGATGGCGTGGGGCGCATCCGCAGGCTGGCAATGGTGCTGGCCGTCACCATCCACAAATGGAGCTGACATAGGCACATGCGAGACCTGTTGTTTTCACCGGAGTTCTGGCTGGCGATGATCGCCGCCATTCTTCTCAAGCTGCGGGCATCACCGCAGATTACGATCTTCGGTGCCATCACCACCACGGCGTCTGCGATCAGCTGCGCTTTGGTGTTCACAGAACCGCTGATGGATTGGTTGGAGCTGGACGGGGAGATCTACACCTATGCCGTCTGCGCACTGATCGCGCTGACAGGTGAGCATATCGCCCGGCAGGTGCTCTCCCTCGGCATTGAGGATGCAGTCCGACTGTTGCGGGGGAATAAGAAATGACCTGGGGCAAGTTCATTATCGCGGCATGGGGGGTGGTCCTCTCACTCAGCCTTCTGACCAGCGCGCTACCAGCCAGCTGGTGGTTTGAACCTGGCGCTGTCAGGGTCTCTGATGCGCGCCGGGGCGTCTGCGCTGAAATGGATTTTGACCGCGAAATCAACCGGCCCTTCTTCGGGAAGTGGAAGGTCACGGTCATGCGAAAATCTGGCAGCGGAAAATGGTACACCTTCCGCATCTTCTCTGAGGAGAATGACTACCGCCCAGACAACAGCCTTCCTGAGGATTTGGACCTCTGCTGGTGGACCTGGGAAGACAGCATCGACCTCCCCCCTGGCGAGTATCGCATCAACACCCTTTGGCGGATTTTCCCAACAGCCGGAGGTGTGCGCGAGGTCCGCCGCACCAGCAATACATTCGAGGTGACGCCATGAACGCCGAAACACTCTGGCTGCAGGAGCGGCTTTCTAAGCTGGGCTTTGATCCCGGTCCGATTGATGGCCTGCGCGGCCCCCGAACAGATGCGGCGGTTGTCGCCTTCAAGCGGTCGATTGGCCTGCGCGCGCGGCCCTATGTTGGCCCGCTGACCCGCGCGGCGCTGATGCCTGCGGTGCAAAAGCGGTCGGATCTGCCATGGATGGCCGAAGCCGCCAAGATGCGCGGCCTGCATGAACAGCGCAACACCGCAGCCCTGCGCCGCTGGTTTGACGCCTCTGTGTCGTGGATCGACCCGCGCGATATTCCGTGGTGCGGTGCATTCGTTGCAACCTGTCACCGGGCGGCGGATCCGGACATTGACCTGCCAGGGAACCCGCTTGGCGCCCGCAACTGGCACCCTTGGGGCGATAAGTGTGATCCCGTCTTCGGGGCGACCTTGGTGTTCTGGCGGATCAGCCCGAACCATTGGGCCGGTCACGTTGGGTTCTACTACGGCGAAGATGACACGCATTACCACGTTCTGGGGGGCAATCAGGCGAATGCTGTCACGGTCACCCGGATCGCCAAATCCCGGTTGCTGTCGGCGCGCTGGCCAATTGGCGTTCCAGTCACAGGCCGTCGCATTCTTCTGACCCCCGGCGGAACTCCAATCTCCACAAATGAGGCATGACATGAACAAACTACGAAATCCCAAGGTGCAAGGGCAGCTGCGCCATCTTCTGACAGCCATCGGGCCGGTGCTTGCGGTTGTCCTGGCATCCGATGATCCGGCTGCGCTTGTGCGTTCTCTCATCGGCGGCGCGGGCTGGCCTGCGCTGGTCGCGTTGCTTATGGCCGGGATTGGCTTCTGGGCGTCTTGGGTTGCCCCGGAGAAGGGCAAGTGATCTCCGCCCTGCTGTCCCGCTTCTGGGGGTATCTGGTGGCCGCTGGGGCGCTCCTCGCGGCTATCTGGGCCTATGGGCGGTCACAGAAGGCGGAGGGGCGCAAGGAAACGTATATTGAGACGCTGACAGACAGCGCAAAGCGAAAGGAGGCCGGTCGTGAGGCAGTGGAAGATCTGCGCGGCAATGATCGCGATGATGACATTGAGCAGCTGCGGCGAAACTCTGACAGCTGGTGA